AACCAAGCCACAGGCATGGTTGGTCTTGAAGGCGTCAATGTTCAGGCAGTCAGGAATGCCGCGACAAGGTCCGTGGCAAATCCAAGAAGAGAGGCTATGTTCCGCGATGTTGGACTCAGGACTCACTCGTTCTCGTTTCAGTTTGCCCCAAGGAATCCCGACGAGGCAGAGATGGTTCTCAACATAATCCGCATGTTCAGATATCATGCTCACCCAGGTCTGCGCGGAGGTGGTGGTCACTTCTTCACCTTCCCTGCTGAGTTTCAGGTTTCATTTCACACCATAACCGAAGGCGGAATAGTACTCACGAACGACAACCTTCCTAAGTTGCCAAGACTTGCATTGCAGTCGATCAGTGTGGACTATTCGGATGCCGGTGACTTCAAGACATTCACCGATGCCAAGCCAGCGTTCATCAGACTGGATCTTCAGTTCCAGGAGATGGAGCAACTCACAAACGAACACATCATCCACGGATACTGATCCATGTACGACAAACTCCCCAGAGTAAGATACATCACGCCGCAGGGATACAAGGAAGTATCTGACATAACGACCACGTTCCGCGTGAAGCAGATTGCCATCGATGAGGGAGCATATCCCATACAGGCAACCGTTCCCGAAGGAGACAGACCAGAGATCTATTCTGATCGCGTCTATGGAAAGTCAACCTATCACTGGCTGATACTCAATATGAATCAGAAGGTGAATCCATACTATGAATGGGTTCTGTCGCCATCGTCCTTCGACAACTATGTGAACGAGAAGTATCCTGGCTACACGCTGTTTCTTCTCAGCGTCGATGGTGTGAACGGATTCACGGGTTCATTCAGGACAAACGATATAGTGTTTGCCACGGGAGTCACCAATCCCGATCTACAGCCATCCATTGAGTCCTCTCTGAAGAACGCAAGAGTGGTGGACTTCGATCCCGCATATTGCAGGTTGGTCATGGAGTTCACGCAGAAAACTGCATGGCTTCCGCAGGAGGGTGACTACATCTCTGGTGCAAACACAAATGCAAGGGGCGAGGTGAACTACTATGTTGCCAAGATAGGAAAGGTGATCGAAAGCCCATATGCAGCCCACCACTTTGAGAACACGGACGGCGAACTTCTCAACCCGACTCTTCCCGTCACTCTGCACAACAAGTTCGTCGGATCAAGTGATTTTGGGTATACATTCGGAGTCACTCCTCTTGGTAAGTACATACTTGATGACTTTGGATCATACACCATCACAAACAGAGAGCATGAAAGCACGATCAACGATGCGAACAGGACAATCACCCTGATATCGTCGCAGTACATCCGCGATGTTGACAGGGACATAGAGACTATCTTGAACAATGGCTAATACATCAGCAATACAGGAAACATACACGGACAATGGATACGATCTGCTGAGGCTTGAGGTATCCTCAAACTCAGGTGGAGATCCATTCGATCTGAAGGATGTTTTCCTTGAGATCGCAATCTATGAATCCGTTTTCGATGACAAGATGTACGGCGAAATCCTGATCAAGGATGCTCTCAACCTTGGCGAGACTATTCCCCTCGTCGGCAACGAGAAGATATACATCGAATACAAGACCAAGAACACCAAGAACAAGCCTGTTTCCATTTCTGGTCATATAGTCGCACCTATGGGAAAGGCAAGAGCCGAAGGTGAGAAGGTCGAAATATACAAGTTGCAGTTCATTTCTGAGGTTCAGTTTGCGAATAGGTTCCGCAGGATCGCATCATCGTATTCGGGTGAGATAACGACCATCGCGGCTAAGATATTCGCAGACAACTTCAAGGAAGAGTATTTGAAGAACTTCTTCTTCAACGAAATGACGACTACGAAGCACAAGTTCGTTATTCCATACTGGTCGCCGCTATTCACCCTATCTTGGCTAGCACAGAGGGCATATTCCGCAACCCCATCGTACTTCATATTCTATGAGGATGTTGATGGGTTTCACTTCAAGAATCTCCTGAAGGCAATAGATGAAGATCCCGTGATGAACTACAACGTGGAGCCAAAGAGCGGTGGCAACCTTGGAAATGTTAACTCCTACATGTCGAAGGTGCAGGACTATTCGGTTACTTCATTCTTCGACCGTCTTGAGGAACAGGCGGGTGGAATGTACTCAAGTGCATTGCTCACCCACGACATAACCAAGAAGACCTATGTTCCGTATCAATACGACTACAAGAGTGGGTTCGCGAAGTCCAACCACCTGAACCGCTATCCGCTGTATCCAGAGCAAAGCCAGATGGCAGATGTGATGTTCAAGAGCAATGTCTGCTTCAGGAACCTTCTTCCCGTGCAGACAAAGAGATTCGAGAGAATAGAGGACAACGAGAAGTTGGAGAACTATTTCCTCGACAGGAACAGCATACAGAAGCAGTTCACCACATTCAGGGTGACGATCACAGTGCCGGGAATATCCACTCTCCGCTTGCTCGACACGGTCTATTTCCGCATACCAAGAATCGGATACATGGACGAGAATCGAACCGATTGGGAGGATCCATATCTCACTGGAAAGTACCTGGTGATGTCGATCAGAACGGTCATAAATAAGTTGAGTGGGTACAGGACAACCATAGAGATGTCCAAGGATTCGCTCATCAAGGGCATTCCTGATAAGTTTGAGAAGAAGAGTCTTAATGTTTTATAATGGAGATATATCATGGATAAGAACGAACAGCACGTTATCACGCCGCAGGAAACCGAAGAGAAACTCCGCAAGTTGCCATACACCAAGGAAGAACTTGCTGATTGGGAGCGTTGGGGAAACGAGAACTTCGGATACCCCGAAAGGAAAAGATGATAGATGATGGAGTTCATGGGTCAGGGCGGATTCGTCTGGTGGTTTGGTGTCGTTGAAGACACCAATGATCCATTGAAACTCGGCAGGGTTCGCGTCAGGATTTTCGGATACCACACCGAAAGCAAGGGATCGATACGGACATCCGATCTCCCTTGGGCGCATCCGTTGCAAGACATAACAAGTGCTTCGATCAGTGGGGTGGGACGATCCCCCACTGGTCTTGTCACTGGATCGCATGTCTTTGGATTCTTCCGCGATGGCATGGATGCACAGCAGCCTGTGGTGATGTTCTCCGTGGGTGGAATACCTGCGGAGAAGGCAGACAAGACAAAGGGATTCAACGATCCAACGGGAGTCTTTCCAACGGAAGTCGATGTTCCCGATACCAACAGGCTTGCCACTGGCGAAGAAACTGAAAAGACCATAGTTGAGGGAAAGAAACTCGGTGTTGACAAGTTGGTTCCCGTTGCATGGGACTCGCTTGAGACTCAGAGATGGAACGAACCCACCACTCCATACAAGACGGAGTATCCCAACAACAAGGTTTTTGCGACCAGATCGGGGATGGTGGAGGAGTGGGATGATACACCGAACAAGGAACGTCACCACACCTATCACCCATCGGGAAGTTTTGAGGAAGTGGCGAACGGATGGGAGAACGATCCCAACGGCACGCGCGTCCACAAGGTGACGGGAAACAACTATGAGTTGATCGCTGGCAGCGATTATGTCCATATCAAGGGGACCGCAAAGATCACCGTCGATGGTGATGTCAGCGTTCTTGTTGGTCCACGGGCTTCGGGTGGAAACCTGAACATACAGGTTGACGGCAATGTCAATCTACAGGCACTCAAGGATGTCCGTGGCATAGTCTATGGTTCGTGGGATCTTTCCGTGCTTGGCGATCACCGCGAGACGATCATCGGCAACAAGTACACCCGTGTGTTTGGAAACTGCGTCACCGATGTTGTTAGTGGTGGCTTCGTGGTGAGTTCTCTGAATGATGCCGTCATAAAGACCAAGATAGGAAGTGATCTTTATGTCTCGGGCAAGGCAAGAAGCATCAAGTTGAACAGCCTTGCCAGAACAGGTGAAGCAGCGGCTGATCCCTTCATCATTCCAGGAATATATCCAATACCATTCGGAGCATAGAGAATGTCATCTGCTTTCAACTGGAGGGGAACATACGATCTTTCTGCAACCTATGTGGTTGGGGATGTCGTGTACTTTCCCGATGATGAGTTCACCTACATCTGCATAGAAAATACATTCGGTATTCCTCCCTATCTGCCTTTTTCTGGATTCGAGAAGATATCAGGTGTCGATATCAGCAATCTCGACGGAGGGGTGTTCTAATGCCAAGCATAGGAAGAGTCGGTGCTGATTTCGCTGGAGGTGGAGTGATACTCAATGGCTGTGCCTCAGTAACGGCAAATGATCTTCCCGTTGCTCGGTTTGGAAGCATCGTGCAGGATCATGGAATAAACGAACACAACAGGGCTAATATGGTCACGGCAAACGAGTCTGTCACCGCAGAGGATATTCCCGTCTGCTGCACGGGTTCTGTGGCATCGTGTGGGCATATTTTGATATCAAGCAGCGATGTGGAGGTAGGCTAAATGACTTGGCAGCAGAATCAACCCGGATATCCCAGCATATTCAATCCTGCGAATTGCAGCCTCATATCCCAACTTCTCCCACCAGGTCCGAAGAAGTTCCTCAATGACTTTCTTGAAGGAAATGCATTTCGCAATCCTATTGCGGGTGCAGCGCAGATCCTACAGGAGAAGATGGGTGCAAATCTGTCTCAGATAGAGGGTCTTAGTGAACTGACAAGCGATCTTGACGGGTTGAACGATGCTCTTGGTGGGCTGAACGGGGAACTCAGTGCATTCATAACCCACACCAATCGATTGAGCGGAATCAGCATAGACGGAGACAATGGACTGCTTCCTAGGTTGGATCAGATCATTGGAGTCATGTCAACCTACAACTCCATCAAGGATCTCCTCAAGGATCCCGAGCAACTCCTAGAAGACAACTTCTCAAATGCATTCTCCTCCCTCAACCCACAGATCGTTGGACCGTTCTTCGACAACTTCGGTCAGAACATGAACAACATATCCGCATTTCTTGGTGAGATTGAGTACCAACTCAATCAGGGTGGGGCTACTGGTCTTGGGGAGTTCGTTGGGGAACTTCGCCAACTGACCGACAACGTAAACGCGCTTTCAAATAATATCACAACTTTGATAAATAACGATAATGCTGCATTTACCCTAGCACTTGCAGCCGTAGAGCGTTATGCACTTGGTAACAGCATAATCTCGACGGCACTACTCGACCCGTGCTTTGGTGGGCAGTTGATGAAAAACCTCATATTGAATCCAGATTTCAGTAAGTCAATGGATGAGATTGCGACTGAAAATGGTGTGAAGATCGAAGGTTCGCCTGTTAATCTTCTAGACCATATTCCAAGCCTCAAGTAGGCTTGGACTCGCTAAACATCCTAAAGTTCGGAGAAGTCATGGATACGACAGAGTACTATAAGTGGTTTGAAACCGGAGTGATCGTTGCTATGGTCGTTTCGGGGTTCACATATGCCTTGAGCAAGGCGTTCAAGTTCATGAAGGTAAAGAAAACCAAGAAGGACGAAGAACGGTTCAACTATGTGAACATGCGGGTATGGAACATGATAACCAGTGTTCGGGAAAGAACGAAGGCTTCCCGAGTATCCTTGGTTCAGTTCCACAACGGGGGAAAGTTTGCGGATGGCTCTTCCATGAGGAGAATGAGCATCTCAAGTCAGACCTGCGACCCAAAGATATCCTCCACCATGCAGTTCCGACAAGATGTTCTTGTCAGCAGGTTTGTCGAGATAGTCGAAATGCTACAGGAGAACGATCCCCGCATCAGGATGGTTTCTCAGCAGCGCGACTCGAACACTAAGAAGTTCTACGAACTTCACGACACCGTCGCATTCTCAATTTTACCCATCTATTGCAGCGATAGCATGATCGCACTGGGCTACATATCTGTTGAATGGTGTGATCTTGGAACTTTGGATAAAATGGATGATCAGGAACTGCTTCCCTTCATTGAAAACACCAGGAGTCAGATCGCATTCCTCATTAGTTCCGCAAAAGACTATCGATGACCGATTTTGTAAGAAAGAACATCTTCAAGGATCTGGACCTCGACTTCAGCCCCCACCCCGTCACCGCAGACTTGCGTAGAAAGACGGACACGGAGGCTGTCAAGAGAGCGGTACGCAACCTTGTATTGATGTCGCGGTACGACAAGCCATTCAAGCCCGAGATCGATTCCCGTATTCAGAAACTTCTGTTTGAGCCAGCGACCCCGCTTGTTGCTATGGCAATACGATCCAACATAATGGACATACTTACCCGTTACGAACCGAGAGCAAGGATAAACGACGTACAGGTCATATTTGATGCCGAGTACAACTCGTTCGATGTGACGGTTTCATTTACCGTCCTCAACTCCCGCGAGGTATCAAAGGTGTTCGTAAGCATAGAAAGGCTAAGGTAATGCCAAATCGCGTACTCACTCCCGTCACGGAACTAGACTTTGACGGAATAAAGCAGAATCTCAAGAACTACCTGTCAACGACTCAGGAGTTCTCCGACTATGACTACGAGGGATCGGGAATCAACATCCTTCTTGATCTGCTTGCATACAACACGCACTATACTGCCATGTATGCCAACATGCTTGCATCCGAGTCTTTCCTCGACTCTGCCGTACTGAGAAAGTCGAT